GCTTTGAGTTGTGGCAGATGTTGCTCTGGCCGTATTTATCAGCAAACCCTCTTTTGAAATAGTTTTGTTTCTGAGCGTCAAATATTTGTTTTGGTTCGCTGTCGCAGAATTCAGATCAATTCGGAACAGATACAAAGAATGATCAGCCGGGACAGTATAAACGCACATCTGCGAGATACCTTCGCTCGCACCAATGTAGCCATAAGTAGTTGCGCCGTTCTTTACTGAAATATTTCCTGCGTTCGTATCGTCTAGGCTTAAAACCTGATTAATTCTCAAAAATTCTTGAGAGCCAGCGACCGGAGTTGTGGCGTCAGTGCCATCAGTTGTGATGATCTCGACCACTTCATCATAAAACTCATCAAGACCAGTGATTCTGATTCGCTTATTAGTATCTCCGGCATCTGAACTGGATACAGACATCACGACCGCAGAGCTTGGTCTAGCGTAAAGCCCGCCAAAGTTCCAAATCGTTTCATAGTCAGTTCCCACATCAGCATTATAGCCAAACAGATTCAGCGCTCTGGCTTCGGCGATGTTATTCCTGGCCACATCGAACAGAAAATGCCCGGACGGGCTCAGATTAGTGTATTCGCTCATTATTTACCGCCGAATTCAAAGTATACGCCGACCACAATCAAGCCCAGAATGCCCATTGTGAACGCTCTAGCTATGGTCTGACCGACTGTGCGCCTGGTATCCCGCCAAATATCGAGCAGGGAGCGGAGTTCCTTCATGTCATCGTATGCTTCGGCATCCGACAGACCAATGTCACGCAGGGCTTGAGCGGCTCCGCGCTTCGCAGCTTTATCAAGCAATATTTCTAACTCTGCGTCATTCATAATCGTCATTATCAAGAGTATTGATTGATACTACTTTGAAGCCTTTTTTCTTTTCGTCTTTTGCGCTCTCTTGCTCGCCGGAATACAAATACATCAACTCGATGATTTCTTGCACTTCTTCTGGAGTGTATTGCCCCTGCCCATGATAAATGATCGACAGTATCAGCTCGACAGGATCATACTTTTCCATTTATTTGCCCTTCGGCTTTTTCTTTTTGTTTTTGTGATACGGCATTTTTTTCCTCCTACCATTTGGTTTTGTTTGACCAGTAAGCAGCTGACATTTTGCCTTTCTTGATATTCTCAGCATGCCTGGCTTTCCAGGCTAGTCTCCGCGCTCTGTTTGCCTTGGATTCGCCCTCTCGATAGGGAGATCCCTTGACGCCCTGCTGTCCGAATCGAATTGTCTTGATCTGATCGCCTTCTTTCGCGACCACAACATGTGATTTTGTTGGATGGCCCGGCGTCCGTTTTGGCTTGTTGTATCCTTCAAGCCCCAATCTTGTAAGTCTTGGATCTTTGGCCATGATTTCACCTTTTGCGAGCAGTCTTTTTGGCTATCTTCTTCGGTTGCCTGGACACCGATTTGCCTTTCTTCAAATCTTCCCGCTTCTTGCGAGTCGTTGCGCCGTATTCCTGCGGGCTAAGTGCGTCCCTGGCGGCTTTCGGCAGATATCGTTCTCCGGTTGCTTTCTTGCCCACTGTTGACGGCTTGCCAGACTTGGTTCCCCAGTCCTGCTTAGTCCACTTGGACAGCGATTTCTGGGCCTTTGTCTTGCCGCCGGTATATCCACCGCCAGCTTTTCGATATTCAGCGCTCAATAACTGGGCTTTCCTGGCCGACCATTTGCCCGGTTGACCGCCCTTCCCGCTGCGCATTATTTTGTCTTTCAGACGTTCGCGGAGTTGTGGTTTTGTGTAAGCCATAACAGTAATTTTATCACGAATATTTGTTTAAAAAATCTCTGCGTCCAGCTGCCTGTTTTCACTGGGGATTTCGTATGTATAGGACAGCATTTTGCCGCCGTTGCGCTTGAATACGATCATTTCCATTACATGGCTTGATCCGTATCCCTGGCTTGCATGCCAATCGTCTGGCGGCGCTAGAGTGCCGAACTTCTTCACCACGACCGAATTGTCGCACTCTATTTCATGAGAATGATGAAAATGTCCCACAGCCCACATTCTGTGAGTTGTGTCCGACCAAGCGTTTGGCATGTCCCTGGGCATGATATTAGCCAGTTTTTGAGCCTTTACCTTGTCGCCGTGATGCACTCCGATTAGCCAGTTACCATATTTTATATAATGGAAAAATCCTCGACTCGGCAGAATATTGACGCGCTTTTCCTTGGAATAGTAGAACTCCATGATCATCTGCAATGCGACAGCGGCATCGGGATCGTGGTTTCCCCTGGCGATCACTACTTCTACCCGCTTGAACTTGCCCAGCATTGCGTCTATTGAATATCGCAGAGTCTCCGCAGCCGTACGCATGAAGTTCTCATATGAAGAATCCACATCAAGCGGCGTCCCCTTGCCCGTTGTGCCGTTTGAGTTGTTGGCGTGAACAAAGTCACCAACATTGACCAAAAGCCCTGTATTAGCATCTGGGGCGACAGAAACCAGATCATCAACGGCATTGCAGATTTCGCTCTTGGCTGTCTCGGAATTAAACGACCTGGCTTTCGTTTCCTGATTGCTGCTCCGCATACCAATGTGAGCATCGCCAATGAATATGGCTGGCATGATCTCTTCGCTGAGTTTCTTTTTGCTGGTGGGTTTCTTTGGCTTTGCTGGGATTATTTCGGAGTTCAGCCCCTCGATGAATTCAAAGAATGCTTTGCGCTGTGATTCTTGCTGCGCCTTTGTCTTGATCCAGACAGTGTTGCCTTCTTCATCCTTTGTGAGCGTAGATTTTCCGGTGATTACCTGACCGGGATCAACAAATCTGGTCGCGTCGAATGATTCCGTCCACCCCTGCTCTGCCGCGCTTCTCTTGATCGACGCAATTACTTGCCGCACATTTCTAGCTTTGCAACCAACAACTTTGGCCGCAGCCTCGGATGTTCCGTGATCAATATAAGCAGACAAAATTTCAATCTGGCGCTGAGTTTTGCAATATTTCAGAAGTTCCCGGCTTGGCGTTTTCCGAGTTGAATTATTTTCCCAGTGCTTTGTCATTACTTGTTGCGCTCTACCTTTTTGATCTTTTCGGCAGTTCTCATGCCGCCCAAACCAAGCATGCCAAACAGAACCGGCATCATTGTTTCCATATCAATCAAATCGAGTTGAATATCTAAGCCACCGACATCTAAACCAAGATTGATGAATGGAATCAGCAGGAAGTTGAAAAGCATCGCCAGGGCGCAAACCCAGCCGACTGCTGGTCGCCAGCCAGCCACAAATAGTGAAGCATGCTGCGCCTCGGTTTTATTGATCTCCATCTGCCCCATGACTTGCTCTTGCGCCTGCTTGTCGGCAAGCGTTGCAATCTCATGGGCCAAAGCAGCTTTCTGATCTTTGTCCTCGATTACTTTATCCAGAACTTTTGTTACTGGCTCTGCCAGACTTTGAACTAAGTTAAGAATCATGCCCTTGCCCCCATAATTAGACTTGCCGCATATCCAATCGTGCTAAAAATAACGATCACGCAAACAAATATAAACAAACCATCGATCAACAGTTTGCGCCTTTCTGCTTTTGCTTTTGCTTTTTGTAATCTTTGAGCGCGGATTTCTTTTCTGCGTCGCATCATCCGCTTGAAATGCTCTGGCGACATGTTGTAGTGGATCAGGAAGCGCATTTGCTCTTCCATCTGTTCCATCTGGTATGCGGCCTGGATCTCCTCTAGCGCGATTGCCTCCGGGCTATTTCTGCTGAAATAGTCACCATTCTGCGCTTTGACTTCTGCCTCGCGCACTGTGTCATAGAAGTTATAGAAATTATGAATCTTGCCAATACACTGATCGAAATCGCCCTTTGCTTCGGCAACAGCTTTGACAAACTGAACCGCCTTCCTCGCTCCGGCAATTGCCATGCTTATTTCTGCAATCGCCATCAGTACACTCGCAGACCATCAGTTGTTGGATCAATGAAAGTCGGCTTGCAGTAAGCGATTACAGAATCACTGGTTGATGGTGATGATGTGTTCCGTCTTATTCTGGACGCGAAATAGTTGCACCGATTTACATCGTAAAAGCACATCGCACCATTCGCGCAGGAATCAGATGCCTCCAGCCCGTTTATGACCACAACCAAGACAAAAACATGAATCATTGCGCATCATTCGGCAGTCGGATCAACCCAGCCGTCTGGTTTTGGTGCTTGCCAATCGTCCGCTTTTTTCTCCCATGGAGATTGACCTTCTGCCGCATCAACGTGGTACAAATAATTTCCAGAAACATAATCAGATGGAACAGTATCAGAAACTTGGACTGTGCAATTATTTTCGTTCAAGTCTAAAACCGGCAATGTGCCAACAAGTATTTGATTTGATTGCAAATGGATTGATACGTCATCACTTGTCACATAAGCGGCTTCGTTTGTTTCAGTTATTACGACAACGTTCATTTACAGGCTCCTGATAAATAATTCTGTTGAACTGACAGCAGTCATTCTTCCAGTGCTAGATGCTTTGAGGGTGTTTCCAGATGGCTCGTATTTTGATCCTGCTATTAAACCTGTCTGGTTGTTATTGACATCGCCAACCGTAGACACAGAAGTTTTCGATGGCGTTGTAACACTATAATCAACAGCACCTATCCATGAACCAGCCAATTCATCCATAAAATAGACCTTCATATAATAATTGCTGGATATGCATACGCCGCCCATAAAGCATCCTGTTTCATCATCCCAACTAGCTTCCAAGTAAGTATTACCCCAGTTATTCCAAACATCAAAATAGACAGGATCGTCTGTAACTCCATTACTGGTTGCTGTATTCAATGAATATTGCCAGATTATATTTGAGTTGGTGAAATAAAGTTTTTGCAATGCTTCACTCCACCAAGCAAAAGAATATTGAATCCATGTTGAAGCATTTTGAGTGAGTTGTGTACTTCCCGATGTACCGAGATCATAAGTAGATGCTCCAGTGACTTCTATTAGCCGTGATTGGTTATTGTTGCTTGTGTCTCTATAAAATAACGCGATTCTGCTGGGCGTTTTACACCAAGCACCCAATATCTGGCCACTGGCAGAATTTGTAATTATATTAGTTTGAAAGCCGTTTGTGCTTGGCAATGGTGTCACTGTCGGTGTGTTTATTAAGTCATAAGCAAAGATTCTGACATTGGCAGATTGGTGCGGATACATTGCCCTGTGAACCAAATTCACATCATCATACCAAGAAACAACATTCCAGTTGCTCGTTGGGAAGCCGCTTATTCCAGATAAGTAAGAACTGCCCATTCCAGAAGTTGATGGCGCTCCATTCCCATTTGCTTTGAAAGATCGAGAAAGCATCGAAGACGAATCATATCTCCAAGTGGCAAGACCTTGATTATTTGTTCTGTCATAAGAAACATTCATGCCGCCATTCGATGAATCGTGGACCGTTCCAGAGTAAAGAGTCGCAACAGCAGTGCTAAGTGTTGCCTGATCTTTTACGGACCGCCCTCTTAAATATTGACTGCTGTTGAAATATAAAACATACCAACAACTGTTCGTTGTGTTATATACAATTTTAATACCGCCTTGCGTAGTTTGTAACTTGCCGACAGTCGATTCTAAAACGCTAGGCGTTGTTGTGAATGTTAAAGAGCCAGTGGCTTTATCATATTCACCCAGTCGTCCGTAAAGGTACTGATTACTACCCCACCAAACATATAGAACCCTGCTTGAATTTGGTGATACATAACAAGTCGCACCCCAACTGGCAGAATAAAAGTTGGTACTATCATTCGCCTCTGCGACATTCGTATCAAAATCACCTCTAGAATAACTAGCAGGGCCAAGAACCCCAGACGAATCCAGATAAACCATATCCCCGGCTGTCATGTTCTGACCAGCTTGGAAGAAGGATGTATGCTCATCTTCCAATGGACTGTCAGATGAACCGGATACTAGTATTTTTGTCGCTGATAACGCTCTGCCAACCTTTGAAAATGATGTTGCAAAATTTACTAGGTCGCCATTGTAATTAACCCAATAATCCACGCCGGTACTCAATCCGGTCACATTTTCATTTGTGCCAGCGGTTATCGTTACTGTGACATTTTGTCCATCTGTCACAGTCTGCTTTGCAATACCGACAAAAGTATCGGCATTAGTATTCCACTGACCTTCCAGCCATCCTCTTGAAAGCCATTCATTGAAACCTTGGTGAGTTAAGAATGCGAAATTCATTCCTGTAGTGGTGTCAGTGAATATATTTATCATTCTGGCATAATTGCCATCTGGAGATAATGTACCGCTAAAAAAACCAGCATCCACAGATGTTATAGTCGTGCCTGATACAGTTATTTTTCTGAGTTCAAAAACATCGTTTCCGCTGGTTCCATACCACCAATGGTTTGCGTTTGGGTTATATGCCAGTCGGCCATAATTTTGGCTAGTTGAATTGGCTAAATTTATAATTGTTCCGGCTGTAATTGTTGAAGATGTTACAGTCGCGGCAACGCCTTTATTTTCTCCATCATGATATGCAGCCATTACAGCGGTCGCAGTATCATCATCATAATAGAGCTGCGTGTGTTCGGCAGTAGCAGCTCCTGTGCTTGTAAATGTCTCTGTTGCTTCTAGCGTGTAGTCTGTACCGTCAAAATCAACTAGATAAAAATAGTGAGTTGTAGATGTACCAAATGCGCCGACAATTATTTTGTTAATTGACGGGCAGAAATCCCCAGATGCACCATTCACTCCGTGGCCGCTATTCGGCCTGAAAAAATTGCCCCATGTAATTGTTGTTCCGCTAACAGTAAATGGTGCTAGAGCGGCATTGCCCTGTGTTGATGATTCGAAAGCAACATGATGCGTATTGTGTTCGGTATCATAGAAAAATGAAAATCCGCGAGATTCTTGAAAATTATATGTTGCTAATGACGCAGGGCTTCCGAAAGTGACTGTAGAACCAACGACCACGCCAGCAACAGCAGTCAGAAGATTAGACGAATTTTGATAAAAAACGACCATGCGATCTTGATCAGGATCGTAATTAACAGCAAAGTCCATCCACTGATTTGCATATTTTGCATTCGTTACCAGTACATCTGAACCAAAACTTATTTGGTCACCGCTTACAGTTCCTATTCGTACATAGAGATCAGCAGTTTGTGCATACAATGCGTAAACTTTTTGATTTACTGAGTCATAGGCAAAATTGAAATCATAAATATTCGTGGTTGTTATTGAATATTCTTGATAAGCAGATTCGTTATAGATTTGCGCTGCCGCTGTGCCAGAGATTATCTCAACAGTTCCGTCTGTCTTTAGTCCTACCGTCTGGCCAGCAGTGATTGATCCGGTCGCAACAAATGTTTTCTCACCGGCTGATACTGTCAACTCGCCCCAGCTGGTGCTTGAGCCGTCTGTCGTTAAATATTTACCAGATTGCCCTGTTTGACTTGGAATAATTGGTAAATCCTGCCAATCCGCAGAAACGCCCGGCTCAGAAGCGGTAACGTCAGCCAGATTGTTTAACAGAATCCAGATCGAGCCGCTGTGACTTACTGATGCAGGTATATTCAGCGCACCAGTGAGACTTGACCATGCGCCTTTGAAATTGGCAGATGCAATTGCAGATGCAGCAGAGTCGGCAGCATCCTGGGCATCTTGATTCACCCCAGCAATATCGGTATTCATTTGGCCGATGCTGGTATTAAGTTCGGTTCCCATTGTGACCATTGCAGCCAGGAAAGCATTCGCCCTGGATATAAACGTGGCCGGAGCATCATCCCTGGATGGTGCGGTGGGTAATGGAGTAATCGTGCTAATAGTCATTATGTAAGCCCTTCAATTTCCAAAGCACATCGGCTCAGTGTTGGATTGGTCAAAATTATGTCGAATTCCCGATAATAGCCATAAACGATTGAGCCGCGATTGTCATCTTCGGCGATCCAGACGCATGGCGTTGTTCTAACATCTGTCAAAACGTCTTTGGCTTGCTTAAACGTGGAAGTGTCCAAAATAACATCCACTTCCATCTTGTTTGCGAATGCTCCGGGAGTGATTGTCACCCTGCCATTCGCGTCTGTCGTTTTGGTCGAATAATCAATGATCGACAGATTCATTCCGTGCTGCGACAAGCCAAGATTCGCGAATGCTCCGATTACGCATGCCCCGCACTTCGCTGTGCCGGTATCGGTGAATGTCACAGTAATATCTGCGCTCGCATACGGCGGCAAATCAGTGACAGCCAGGCGATCATCCCGGACGATTGGCTCAAAGAAATACGCATACCAATCATTTATGCCCGAATCTGAAACCATGTTGAAAGTTTCGTTGTATACAGTTCCCTCGGTAGCATCATCGACCTGGATGGTGATTGAAGCGGTATCAACATTTACAAATCCGACAGAATTGATCACTGCCGGAGACTGCAAAACGACATTGAAGCCACCAGCCTTGACAGTCTGATCCTGCACGACATCATCGAACATTTTGAATCGATTGGTGCTGGAGATCTCTGTCCAGTTTGTACCATCATCAATTGTCGGATCGTTGCCGACATTGCTGCCAACCTCCGATTCATAAATCTTGTGAGTCGCAGTTGCAGCGCCGCCACCTGTCCCGGTAACCATGACCAGATCGCCATCCGCATAAGTCGTGCCAGACGCCCATTCTGCTTCATCAGTTTCTGCAACAGTAGATGATTGGAGAACGCTGTCGGTGACTGTTTCCGGTCGTATTAGCTTCATGTTGTACGCTCCGGCGGTAATCCATTCTTATCCCATCGATCATAAAGTCGATAAGATTTCGCTGTGTTCCTGGCGACTGCGATCATGATCTCTTCAATTGATCCCCGCAGCGCCGCAAAGTCTGCTGACATGGTATCGGCAGCATCGGCTTGCTGGGCAGTGAGAACTCGCTCACCAGCATGTAATTCAGCAACAAAGCCATCATGCGGCACATTGTACAGGCCATCCTTGAATGATCCATCCACCATATCGTACAGCGAAGTCTGCAGCAGTGGATGATTCTCAATCTTGGAAAGCGTATCTGACGCGTCAGTGCCGAGCCTGCCTTTGATGCGCCTGTAAAGATCAATCAGCACTGCAGGCTCAAATCCAGCCATGCCTTCGGTATCTTCTGGGCCTAATCCCATCATGAACGGCTGGGCATTGGCCTCAAATGCCTCTAACATTTCTTTCGCCTGGACAGCTGGCGGCAATTCATCGAATGATGGATAGTTTGGCCTGTTCAATCCGAATATATCCCACTTGAGTGCGAGATAAGCAAATAGCGCAGCCGGGCCAAGAGTTTGCAATGCAGAACTGATGCCACCGCCGGTTGCCGCTGCTGTTGTGCCTGTCGTTGCAGCTGTTGTGGCGGCAGTTGTTCCACCAGTCAGCCCTGTTACTGCTGTTGTGCCAGCCAGTGCGCCTGGCGCAGCAAATACGGCAGTGGTTCCAGCACCAAGCCCGGAACCAGCAGCCAGTGCTGCCGCATTTACTCCAGCAGTTGTTGCTGCGGTAGTTGCTGCTGCGGTAGTTGCTGCTGCGGTAGTTGCTGCCGCCGTAGTTGCCGCCGTAGTTGCAGCAGCTGCGCCGCCACCCCCGACAACTGCCGCACCAACATTTGCCGCAGATGATGCCAGGCTCGCAATGCCAGCACCAATTGATGACATAAGCCCAGAGAATAATGAACCTATTGAACTGAATGTTCCGCTGAACAATTCAATCAGTTTTGATGCTGCCCACTTAGCAATCATGTCAGCAATCAATTGCTTAAACGCATCTAAAATGCCTGTAAAAGCATCTTTTCCGTTTTGCAGGAAATCGCTAAACAATCCGCTCAAAGTGAATTTGACGCTCTCCGGGCCATCGCCAAAAGTGAAATCAATATCATCGCCAGTGTTCTTGATCTCAGTCTGAATCCCCAGAATGCTCGTTTTTGCATTTTCGGCAGATGTTCCAACATCCCCCAGAATGGTATCAAGCGTTTCCAATCCTTCTGTGTTGCTTCCTGTAGCCGCAACAGCGCCATCAAATTCTGTTAATTTAGAATAAGCATCTGCGAGATCTTGCTCGGTATTTTCCAGTTCAGTGTCAAAAGTATCCAATCCAGAAGTGTCATCACCAACATCTGCGAGCGCATCTCCCAGGCTGTTGGTATTTGTCGTTGTCGTTCCGACCTGAGTGTCCAGAGTGACCAGCTCATCTTTTGCGCTGATGATGCTTTCGTTTGCATCGTCAATCGCTGTGCTGAATGTCGCTATTTTATCCGGTGCTGTAGTCGCCAGAGTTTCGAGAGTTGTTTGATATGTCTGCGTGAATGTATCAACCGCATTCAGCGGGTCCATAATTGCTTCTTTGGCCGCTGTTGCTGTTGCAATGATGGTATTAGTTAAATCGTTAAACGCCTCTTTTACATCATCAACAATTCCACCAACCATTGTCAGAAAAGAAACCTTGAAAGCATTCCAAGCGATTTCAATGTTCAAAGCAGCCTTTTTGAAAAACTCAGCAATCTTTTCCGTTGCAGGCTTCACATAATTGTTCAAAAGCCCGGTCAAGAATCCAGAAAACCAAGTTCTGAAGATTTCCCAATAATTTCCAATCTTTTCAATGGCCTTTTCTGCAATATTTGCCGCGTTTTCCCACCATTTGGAGAAAAAATCACCAATGGCAATAAATGTTCTCAACAAAAACGATTTCAATTCCAGATAAGCAATTTCGATCAATGTGGCCGCATTCGTTGCCGCCCATCTCACTCTGTCGAAATTTGCATACATAATAACAGCGGCAGCAGCAACTGCGCTGGCCACAAAAGCAATCGGATTGCTTTTTATTGCAGTATTCAGAGCAATCACGGCAGTTTTTATTCTGCCAAGCCCTGCGATTATTGAAGAAGCAATCGAACCGGCGCTAAAAGCAACCATCGCGGCAGCTGTTGCTGCTAGGGAGATTCCCAAAATATCAAGATTTTCAGTTATCAAACCGATTGCTGAACTGGCAGCACCTATGGCGATTGTGAATAACTTTATCCCTCCAGAATCGCCAATTTTGAGAAATAGCTTGGTTACTTGATCAGATAAATTAGACAGAAGTCCCGGCAAACGCTTCATCTGATCTTCCATCGCGCCGCTGAAATTGACCTCGCCGATGCCGAGAAGATATTCCTGAATTTCATCGGCGTTTTTGCCGATTTCAGTTGTTACGCCCTGAAAAGTGAACTTTACTCGATCACCCTCTGAACTGGCCTTGATGCCAAATTCCTTCAATCGCTCAAATTCACCTGTTGAAGCATCTGCTACTGCTTCAATCATCTGGGTCATATCTTTGCCCATCGCCGCAGCAGTGTTCCCATAGGATTGCAATGCGCGTTCAGATGGATCAAGTCCCAAAGATTTCAGCTTAATAAATGATTCAACAGATTGATTTAATGTGAAGGGAGTTGAAGAAGCAAAACCAAGCAAAGCATTAAATGCAATCCCAGCATTCTCTGTGCTTCCCGTCATAGTGACCAGAGATCCCTTCAGACGCTCTGTCTCGGTCACTGTATTCTTGAATGAGTTGACTAATGCACCAACCCCAAGCGCGGCCATAACACCGCCCAGGGCTTTATATGCTGCCGAAACGCCGCCAGTGCTTTTGGCCAGACTATCATTTGCAGCATTTAAATCTTTTCCGACTTTTGTGCCGGTTTTTCCAAGTTTGCCAACTGCATCATTCGCAGCATTGACTTCCCTGGTATCAACCTTGATTTGTATCGTGGCCAGATCCATGCTTATCCTTTATCACAACTTGCCGTAGTACGGATTTCATCGATGTTGCAATGCGCTTGGTTTCTTCGGCATTGCGATATGGCGCTGGAGCGTCTTGATTATCGTATTTTACCACAGAACCCGCATACACAGCCGAAAGCCGTTTCAGTGTCTCAGCTTCCCATGATGTGATGGGTATTCTGGTGCGCTGCACGAACGCATCCATCTCTTGCCATGTTATTGCTTGGACGCCTGAACCATTGTTGATGGCTACTCCCAGGCGACTAAGCAAATCAACCAGATAAGCAAACGGCTCCACATCTGGGAACCGCTCGCTTATCGAGTCTATCTCAAGATGCTCGATTCTAGGATTTGACTGGTCTTTGGCTCTGGTATTCAACCAGGCCCACTGCCGGACATATAGTTCCAGCAGTGAAGTTATTTCAAAAAATAGCTGGCGCGATCCCCCGCTGCCTCGACCAATTGCTCTGCAATCCAGTTCCGCTTCTCATATAACATCAAAGCGTTCTCTTTGTTGCACTTCAGTGCCTCGCCGTCGAACTCAATGTTTTTAGTCCACTTTACTGTGCATTCGCTGAGTATTTCATACAACGCATTTTCCAGCGCACTGTTTGGCACATTCTTGCCCTTGTACCGATTGGCGTTTTTGGTGTTGATTCGCTTCGCAGCGGTCTGCCAAATTTCGCTATCTTTGCCTAGAACAGTTATAACCAAATGATCACCGCCATCATCGACCAAAAAGTCTCCGGTGGCGGGATGCTGTAATGATACGTCGATGCCGTTCTCTGCGGCAGCTTGCAGATCAATGTTTGCCAAATCCATGAATTAATTACCCTTTTTATTAAGCGGAGACATTTACTGGTGCGCGAGTCAGCTCAAGCGTTACAGTATCTTGCTTGATGCTGTCTGAGCCGCCAGCGTTGATCTGAAAAGACATAATCAAAGCAGTAAAATAATCATCTTCGCCATCTGGATATGTGATAGCAATTGCGATTTCGCTGTCGCTGGTGTGAGCAGTTTTTAGTGCTGCCTGTCCAGTATCAGCGGCATCTGCTGCGAAAGTCAGAGTCAGAGTGCCATCATTGATGGAACCCTTGCGCTTTGTTACCCGGCGCTCACCAAGCGGATTGTGAGTGATCAAGTTGTAAACAGAACCGAAAGCAGGGATCTCAGTGATCTCGCCCACAGTTGTGAATGTTAGCGATGGATAACCAGTACCGCCATCATCGTCGAAAGTAGTCGGTAGAGTTGTAGATAATCCCAGCGTTGTGCCTGCTGATGTTTGAATAGCCATGATATAGCTCCTATTAAATCAATTACTTTGCGGCTGCTTTCAAATTCTTAGCAAGCAGTCGATTAAAATTTTGTAAATTGCGTCTGACCATCCCCTGCGGAGCCTGTTCAGAATAGCCATATTCTAGCCTTCGGATATATGGCAAGTTATTGGTGAAGAAAAAAGTGTTACCAACCGCAGCGCTTGCTTCCTGGCTTAATTGAGCAATCGCAGCTCCTTCGCTAGTTCTGCTCAATTCACCCCCAGAAGCATCATTTACGCTGGCTTGCCAGTTTCCCCTGGCGCGACCAGTATCAACTGGAGTTTCCTTGATTATGGCAGTGCCAACTTCAAACAAAGTCGCCCGAATCCCTTCGCTGAGAGTTCTGTCCAGCTTCTTAGAAACCTTCTCCCAATCAGATTCAAAACTCATGCAAAAGCCCGCCATTCAACAGTGACCGGGACATTGTACCAATTATCCTCGATCACCGCGCCGTTGACGCGAGTCTGGACAATTTTCACAGTCACCCCGTTGTATGTATATTCTGCGCCACGCGGAAAGTGCGAAGATAACAGCCTGGCTTGCTCCTGGGCGTCGAATCTGCGATCACCCCGGCCATCGGCCACAGTAATTTGATAGATGCCCTCGTAATCATCTGAACTGGTATGCGAAACGCCGACAATTGCCTTGATGTTCGGCAGAAACGCCTCCTGCAAATACAGACTGCCCTCGGTCGGCTCATACTGCGTGTTTTCATACGCTATCGGCGGCTCTCCAGCGGTCTGGAATGCCTTCAATCGCACCGAAAGTGCCGTGTTTATGTCTTTTTCCGCTGCGCTCATATTCTCAACTGGCAAATGTAGATCACATTTGTCCCTGCTGGATTAATTGGCTGAACATTCATCACGCGCCAGGTTTTGCTGTTGACCACAGCCGTCCAATCCGGTTTCGGCTCTTCTGCCACGTTATTCGCAATGAGCCTGAGATCAGAGGCCAGAACTGTTTCTCCGTCGATCTCAGCGTTTTGAAAGTTTGTGGCTATTCCATACCCTGTAACAGTTTCGGTGGTTCCAGAATCGCTCACAACGCCCGTTGCCGGATCTATAACAGCGCCGCCGGTATAACTGAATGTGATACTTTGACCATTGTCCCGCAGCAGATTCTCAGCTGTGGATTGCAGAGCAGTGTAGTTGATCGCCATGATCTATACCCTGATGGTTCTGAAACTGCTGCCCATTGTACTGCTGACAACCAATTTCCGCATAATGTTGCTGATGCTGCGAATTATTACGGATGGCCCAGCGTTGTCCATGTACTCAATTTCCAGCACATCTATCTGTTCGCGCTTCACAGAGCGATCCAGAGTAGTGAGCGGATCATTCCCTTGCATGATTGAGACTGCGATTGTGATCTGCGCATCTTTGACTAGCTGCGGAATTGCATCTGAATCAGTCAGATATCCGTCCAGGTAGAAGTCAGATCGCGGGAATTGCAGCGGCTGGGTTTCAATGAACTTGATGCCTTTGAATGGCTGCTGCTCGAAATAATCCATCGCCTGTATTAGCAATTCTGATTCATCGCCGTATGTACTGGTAATGGTGATATTTCTATCAGAACAGAACTGCGTGAATTCAGCGACAGTCACATAAGTGTTTGCACCGGATACGATTGATCCATCTTCGACAATGAGAGTCGCCATATTTGCTCACCAAATAGGAAAGCGGGCAGCAAGCGCCACCCGCGTTTCCATTTCAGACAATTTAGCCCAGAAGTACAGCCATATGCTCTGGCTTGATGGCAGAAACGCCCCATGCCAGTGCGACTTCAAAGTGAACCTGTCGATATTCTTTGTACATGCTCACTTCAAAAGTGATGCCAGATCGTGGATCAGTCATCAGCATAACATCTTCAGCCAGGTCGCCTTCCTCTGGACGCGCTGGTGCGCGGGTAACCAGAACAATGGCAGATCGGTTGAAAGCCATGTTTGCGGCGAAATCATTGCCAACAGTGATGGCAGTCGTTGATCCAGCGATAGCAACCTTCAGGCCAGGCTCGGCAATAGTGATGGTTCCACCACCAGAAACATCGCCGTCACCAGAAGTGACCAGATACTTGTTATCGTCGCCAGCAAAAGTGATCACATCACCAGCAACGATTGTGCCGGTTCCGGCAGAGGCCAGAGTGATTTCAGTTGCGCCGACAGCATAACCAGAATCGTCAGTTGTAGCAGATGTTGCAGTGCCTTTGGTGTGCGCATTGATCTGTGCTGATTCACGGATATCCATGCCAGCAGTTGAAAGCATTACGCCCTGGCGCAGCAGAGAATCATTTCCCTGTACGTCAACACGGCTTTGCTTGCCAAGCATGTTGGCTCCGGCAGCTGAACTAACGACCAGCTGGTTGCTGGTCAGCGGGGCGCCGTTGTCTTTCAGGATTTCCAGAGCAAAAGAAGCATCGGTGAAATCGCCAGCAGTACCGAATGGAGTAGTTCCAGCAGTACCATATGCGCGAGATGCGCTGGCGTACAGAGCAGCAATGTCGGTTTCGACTTCGTTGCAAAGAGTACGCATGCCTTGAGCGAACTGGTCACGCAGGACATTCTGGTAGCCAGGGCCATTTGCGTTCAGACCGCGCTGCTCTTCGCCGTTGTAGCGAATAGCCACACCGCGAGACTTGCTGATGCTCAGAGTCTTGTTGCCGATGGTCTGGTCGCCAGTATCGGGCGCTTTCTGCGCTGGAGTGATATCTGCGGCAGATGCTGCTGGAGCAACCGCGCTGCGGATAGTTTGGCCCTTTGCGGCTCTTTCAGCAGATGCGTTCAGAGTCACAGCAGGGATCAAGCCAACCAGTTCACGCGAGACTGTATCAAGAGCCTCGTATAAATCTGGTGTTAAGTTTGTAAGTGTATTAGCCATGATAAAAAGTCCTTGTCGGGATTAATCTTCGATTGCGCCCCCGTCTTTGATGAATGACATTTTCCTGTCTGGAGTCATTCGATCAAATTCAGAGCGACTGATTTGTTTCGCAGCCCCGCTGCTTGATGAACTCGATGCACCACCCCCGGTCGCGCTTGAGCCGTCCACTAAAAATGGAAATTCTTTCTTCAAGTGATCCATTAAAGCGGCAGAATCAACTTCCATGCCGCCGATTAAAAATTGTACACGCTCACCATCATGCCGAGCATACTTTGAAGCGTAGTCGCTCAATACCTCGGCTCGCTTGGTATCTGACTTGGCCAGCCGCGCACCAATCTGCGCAGATGCCGAATCGATATCCTTTTGCTGTATTTTACCAGTAAATTCTTTCAGTTCATTGTCTTTTTCGGCCAGCCTGGTCTGGGCTTGCTCCCAAAGAGTTTTAAATTCGCCTTTTTCCTTGGCGATATCTTCTTCCTGCTGGGCTTTCATTTCTTCAAGTTGCTTGGCTTTGCGCTTTGCTTCCTTCGCTTCATCCATCAACTGTTCGACTTTGTTTTTCAGCCCTGTTGTGTCCTCTGGCTGCGGCATCCCGGTGACTTTCAAAACAAACTTGTCGCCGTCTTGCTCATACAGCCCCTGGACAGATTCATCCAGGTCTTCAATGCTATCCACTTGATATTCGATCATGCTAGTACCCCGTACTTTTTAAGCTGCCCCGCAGCATTCTGTGAATTGTAGCAAAAATGTTGAGAATCATACACCAGCGCGTTCAAACGCCACTGGTTCCAGCAATCTCAACTCATCCAGGGAATACTGTCGGCCCATATCATCGGAAAAACTTTCGATGCTCAGACCGCCCTGCCTGAATAATTTTCCGCGATCCGATCCCAGAACTTCATCCTGGAATGTCGCGCTTTGATCTTTTAGCCAACCGCCATAAGTTCGTTTCGCTGATACCTGGCCAGTGAAATCCGATCCCTTGCTGGCCCTGGTTCCAACCAGCCCGCCTTCTTGGAAGCGATCATCCAAAGCCGGAACCCGTATAGATCGGCAGTTCCAGTGCCTCGGTGTTTCCGGGCCACGATTGAATGGGAAAATCTTGCCGTCGAGCGCCGCGCAGCCGATTGTCGTTCGGTTATCCAATACAGCGACAAATTCCTCGCCTTTCAATATATCGGAATTCGCCAGATGCGTTTCCCGCCGGGCTTCAGATGAAATATGGTTGATCGATGTCCGAACTAGCGCCTCTGCTTGGGATCGCTGCCGCTTGGCAACTCGCCGAACCTGGCTGGTCAAATCTTGAACTGTTGCGCCCTCTACAAACCCGGTCTGGATTATCCTGCGCAATTCACCGCTCTTTTTGCGGCTGTATGTCTGGGCAGCTTGCTCGATTGTGAGTTCCTGCCTGGCGTTGCCGACTTGCAAGCCCATCGGAGTCGTTGTGACCAAAGCCCGGAGCAATTCGCTCTGCGGCAGCACCGCATCGATTGTGGATGCCGTGTTCAGTGTCTTTACCGCGAACTCCGCTTCATATTCGGCCAGATCGGAAACGCTATCCAGCAAACCACGATTCATGCGCTCCAGACCATCATCGATGACATTCTGGATTTCTCGCAGATCGGCAGTAAGCCGCTGCGCCTCGCTTAGTGTCTGGGCTTCAAGCAATTTGCGCTCAACATCGGCAACCATATCGCGCAGGTAGCCAAGCAATTCCTTCACCTGGCCACCCGCATATCGCTGGACAAATATCTGATGCCGTATTCCAGCATCAAGCAAAAAGTCATTGGCTGACATTTATAGCGGAGATTCCTGATCAATAGCCGCCAGGATATCTTCTGGCAGCGCATCGTTCTGAATCCAGCCCGCATCCTTGAGTCTGCGCACGATCTCGACTTTCGGCATAACTCCAGCATCGTATCCCTGGATCATCGCCATAATTTCCTGCGGAGCAATCGTGTCCTGCCAGAAATCATTGTTCAGCTGAAACTCGATTTCTGTTTCAGTCGTGGATACGAATCTGCGGCAGTCGGTGATGACATTGGTCATTGATTCATCGATGTTGCCGACCACAGTGTCGAGCATTGAATTCTCTGATGTCGCCTGGATCATGGCTTCCATCGCTGTTCGCTGACCGCCGCCCTTGCTGATGATCTTGGCTCCGATCTGAACCATCATCTGCTCTTTATGCTCCATTTCTTCGCGGAGCGCACCAGCAGACTGCAATTGCAGAAGTTCTGCCTTGCCGCCCTCGGAGAGTATGATTCCAGCGTTCTCGCCGACAGTGATCCCGCCAGGATTGGCAGCTTGGAATGCTTCGGTAGACATATCGGTCGAAACGACCAGCGTACCGCCGCCATGAACAGATAGATTATTCTCATGGTCAGCACTGTTACGAAAATGCCCAATATTCACCCGAGCGATGTCATACAACACCGGCTCATCGATGCTGGGCAGATTGTTATTCGATCCGATGAAATGGAATGGAATGTGATCAAATGACTGACCAGCTGCGTCCCGAATCACGATTTCCTCGGTTACCGGGTCGCCATCCTGGTCATAAAGCTGCTGAGTGTACTGATATTCGTCGTTCATCCGCAGAACCCGGTACTGATCGACGTAATCCCAGACGAATTCGTCGTAATGAACTTGCTGCTGCTCTTTGAGAACCAGCATTCCCAGATGTTGCTTGCCATTATAGGTATGGACATGCCAGTTGATGATTGATTCAGCGGTATAGGTCGCGATGTGCGGCTGTAAGCCCATGCGATTGATCTGCTCGGCAGTCAGCCCTTCTTCGACGCTGGGATAATCTGCCAGCATGCCGAAACGCCCCGTCAGCATCACTTCATCGGTCGCATACTTGGAAACCTGAATGATTGACTGCCCGGCTCCATCAGCGTTGTCGCGCATGAACTCCATATCATCGGGCAGTTCAACCCTCGGCTCCAGGCGAAATATCGCGCCCTTCAGCCCGGACAGAGTTCGCCCTGTGTAGTTTGTATATATGGCTTTCTCAAGCCGAATCACATACTGGTTTTCATCTTCGTGCGTTCGCCGGGTAATGAACTTTTGAGAATCTTTGAGAGAAACGCCAGCAGCCGCGCTGCGGGTCAACTCCCACTTGTCCATTGCCTTGTCATAAGTGACATTTGTATTTGATACAGACATTCCGATGCCTCTACATGCTGAAATTCACTGGTATATGGGCCACTGGCTTTTGGATTGGCATTTCATACGCAATCGGATATGTCGCAGCGTCAATGGCGTGATCAAGCCCGCTTTTCTTGTCCGGCTCGCCATTCTTGTCATAAGCCAACTGCTCGAATGCTTCGGCCAGAGTCTTGCAATTTATAGCGTTGCAGTATAGCACACCGCGCTCAAAAGCAGCATTCGCTGCCATAACGCGATCTTTTACAGATGGATTCGACTTCTTGACGCGAACCATGAATCCAGCTTGCTCGATCAGAGATATGTCTGAAGTGCTGGCATTCACTGTTTTCCTGGCTCGGCCAGTTGCGTCCGGGTAGATATAGATCGGATGATCTGAATACCGATCCTCGATGATTCGGATCATATCCGGCGTGTCATACATATCGATCAACTCTTCAACTGCATGCCATTCATCGCCGTTGCGCCGGACATAGACCACCGCGCACTGCTTGGTGACGTTGAAGTCGCATCCGATATACAGCGGCTCGCCTGGGCGAATGGTCTCCCGACTATGGTGCATCCCGCGTTCATAGCTATTGTACACAGTGCCGAATGTGAGATTGACGAAATTGCCTTCGAGATAGGCATCAAGCAAACTGGCCGGATATATATCCTCCAGGGATTCAATATAGCCAGGCGGGAGATGCTTGTTGGATCTGGTCGGCGCTTGGATGATTTCATATCCCTGCTGCGGATCGCGCTTCCATGTGTCATAGACGAATCGGAAGCCCTCTGGCGTTGTGGTCACGCCGATAGAGTTGATGCCGTCTGGCTTCTGCTGCCTGTTCCTGGCGATCACTTGCCGCCAAACGTGGGCAGCGTCATCCTTCTTGAGAGTATCCAGTTCGTCGATATCGGCATCGGCATGCTCGTATCCGATGATTCTATTCGGATTCTCCATGCTTCGGAAAAAGATCACGCCGTAGCCCTCGATGGTGATCTGGTTCAGCGGTGATTTTTGCAGTTTGTATGGGACATTCATCTCCGTCAAAGTCTGCTCAAATCTTGGCCAAGCAATCATACGAATCAGATCATAGGTCGGTTCATAGAACCCACGATTCAAGCCCGGGTTGCGCAGAATGCCGAATATCGACCGCAGGATCGCTGCCTCGGTCTTGCCAGCACCAAACCCAGCCACTAGAGCCGGGAATCTTGCATCGCTGGTTATGTATTCATACTGCGGCGCAGTTGGCCGTATATCAGCCATCTGGCTTGATCAGATTGATCGTTATTGGTTCGCGCTGCGATTCGGATTCATTGCTTTCACGCCATCCAGCTTGCGTTTTCAGATAGAAAATCTGCGCGGTGACATTGCCCTGCTTGGCGTTCTGGATCAAAGATTGGCCGATCGATCCGATGGCTTTGGCTTTACCTTTTTGATAAGCCTCGGAAACTTCAGGCTGTCTGCCCTCGATCTCGCGGAAAGTGGTCTCGCCGACACCGAAATAATCGGACATCTGCTTTTTCGACATAACAGCGGCCAGGGTTTCTACCTGGGCGACTTCGCCCTCATCAAATACTCTCATGGGCCTTCCTCCGCCTTCACCCTGTCTGCCGCGTTTCATGTGGAATTTTCTACTTGAAATTGGAGCGCATGGGTCGGTGCTGCCCCGCCGCTTCCCGGTTGGTCACCAGAATTAGCCTGCTTCACGCGCTTTGATTTTCCTTTGTACATACCTGCGCCCATTTCGTCAATTTTGCTGAATGGCAGCTCTGGAACTGTTAATCGGTTGCGGGCATCTCGGTTGAGAAAATAAATATAACGGAGTTGATATCCCGGCAATGGCACAGCGCCAGATTCCTTTGCTGCACGGCTCCCAAACGCCCCACTTGGCCCCATGTTATTTGGATTATCGAGCGTTTTTTTTGCGATTATTGATCCGTCTGGCATTAGTAGCATCTGCACATTTTTTTTAATTCCGGTCAATATGAAGCCAGATGCGCGATAAATTGCACCATCGCCGCATTGCGTTGCATCAGCAAAGCTGATAATCCATTCAATGTGTGGATAATGATTGCGAATCAATTTGAATGCTATAGAAAGCGCTCTACTCTCGCTGTTGCGCGGCAAGATATCTGAAAACGCCATTCGGTTAAGCTCGATGAATCCATTCCATTTGGTTCCCGCAACAATCGACTGCGTTTTGCGCTTATCTATTGAAGGGCCGAATTGCATTGCCCCTTCAAGCCTTCCTCTTAAAAATACCCCGAAATGCAATTGGCTGTTCTGAGTGTGCTTACCGCTATAATGCACCCGCTTCACTAGAGCATTAGCTGCTTGCGCAGTTATTGGCTTGATGGCGATGTCTTTTGCGCTAGTCACGATTGGCCTCTATCCACTGACTACAAATCAGAGCAAGAGCGTTTCCGTTGCTATTTTCGTTGATTCCGGTATCAGCAAGCGGATTAGTTCGCGCCAAAGTGATTGCATCATCAACAATAGAGACTTGCTCGTCATGCAGAATGAAAGTTTTTTGCTGAAAAGGTTCTTTATCACCACTTGGAAGGTCTGGCATTTTATCCAGAACATCAGATTCATCTCCAAATGATAAAGCATCCAGCTCACTGTCATCGAATCCCAAAATCGTGACATCAAAATCAAGTTCTTTCAAATCTTCAATTTCTAATCTAAGAATTTCATTGTCCCACCCGGCGTTTAGAGCCAAGCGGTTGTCGGCGATGACATAAGCCCTTTTTTGAGCCTCTGTCAGATGCTTTGCCTGGACTACTGGAAGATGGGTTTTGCCCAGTTTACGGGCAGCTAATACGCGGCCATGCCCAGCAATTATGCCGTTTTCGCCGTCCACGATGATTGGATTGAGAAATCCGAACTCCGATATGCTGGCAGCAATCTGCGCCACTTGAGCATCGGAATGAGTGCGAGAATTTAGAGCGTATGGTATCAGATCGTCTATTGAGACAACCGAATGCTCTATCAAGTCTTTTGCCATCTGTACCCCGTACAAAATGCGCAGCCGCCCCAAGCAGCTGATGCAGGGATTATAGCATAGTTTTCAGATAGTCGTGATTATCGTCCACAAAGCCCTTTTCTTTGGCCTTGCGATGCTCGACAGCCCGCATCATGGCCAGGATCTTTTCATCCAAACTATAAGCGTTCCAGTCGATCACATCTTTGTAATATCGATTGCAGCCCACGCAGAAGATTGATCCGACTGTACTGGTAGAACATACCCCAACGCAGGGATTGTTCACTGTCAGACTTTCGGCAGCGGGCAACTCGTTGGGAAATTCCGATTCACGCATATTTCCACTCCAAACCCATATTTGTCAGTGAGTTTGGCACAGTATAAACGATTCGGATTAACTTTGTCCCGTATTTGGTGAATGCACTGGTCGCAGTGTTCGATGATGTTCAGTTCGCTTTCTTGTCTCATTGATCACCCTGGTATTCGTCGATATACCTGCCCAGATACCACTGGGCCTTCTTCAGATCTTCCAGCCCGTTTTTATAGTTGTGGCGATGGATATACTTTGTGACGTTGCCAAGCAAATAACCCCTGAACTGTTCAGCAGTGAGTTGCTGCTTGATGTAATCAATACATTCAACTCCCTGGCCAGCATAATGCGGCGGGCTATTTACCATATCTTTTTTCACAAGCAGTTCTCTGCTCCTGGAGGAATGCCAACATAGTCATGACCAGTTGCTTCCCATGCTCTGCGCTGTTCGCAGACATCGCTGTAATACGGATCTGCTGACGTTATCCCGTGCAAAAACATCATCACCAGGAAAACCATCAGAAAACAACTTGCTATCGCGTAGAACGCTTCCTTTGCAATATTCTTCATGGATATGCCTCCATCGGCCCTGTTTGCCTTTCCCACGCTATCCAAGAATCATTTGAATACGATTCTAAAATATCAGCCGCATATTCTCTCAGCAGTTGGGCTTCGCGTCGATTTGCCATCTTTTGGGCTTCCAGATTCTTCAAGTCATGCTGCCGAATACGCAACTCGGCAAGCAACTCATCGCCGTTTATTGCGTTGTAGTAGATATCACCAGCAGACTCAGTATCAAGCAATGCATCCAAAACATCATCCAGAACCGCATCGGTAGGATCGTAATCGCCATATCTGATAATCTGAAAAACACAGTCCTGCGCAATTTTTTTCACCGCTTCGTTCATTGGTTTGCCCTCTTTTTGGTTTATTTTCACCGCCAAACCCGCAATTAAGCGGGTCTGGGCTTGGTTGTCAGTTTTTGATTAGATCAACTCGACTTCGATTGATTTGATTGGCGATATTTTCCTGCGCCAGCCCTGTTTAACTCCGGGCCTGTTGTTGTATGTGCAATATGCGCTGAGTTCATTAAGTTTTCCGTTGCCGTTTACATACTCTTCATAAACATTAACGAAAGGCTTCAAAGCGCCAGCCTTTTTGATGATTTCCCGCGAGCCATCTTCGAGGATTGCAGTGAATTCATACTTGCCATTCTTCAGTTCTTTAGCCTGTACTGCCTGGATGTTTGCTGGGTTAGTCATTCGTTTTTCTCCGTTTGTGAGCCGCACCGTGCCGCTCCATGTGTTCCATTATCTATATCTGAATCTAAAAGTAAACAGTTTTGATGAAATAAATCACTTTTTTGTTCACTTTTGATCAATTTTTGCACAGATTCGTGCGATTCCGGCGTACAAAACGGATCGTCGGCGTAAATCCAGCAGTCTCCGCAGATCATTTTAGTGGCCCGTAGCGTGGGCCGGACGGCATGCGCCTGGGCCGAATGAACTTCTCAAGGGGAGTAACCCATCGAATGCTGCTGGTGTTTTCTGGGGGAAATAACAACAAAAACCCAATCCACCGCCAGCTGGGATCATGATTTCGCCTTCCATCGGGAATAGGCGATTTGTCTTGATTGTATATAATTTATCACTTCTGGCTGTATCGGCGCATTCACATCGAGTTTTATTTGCCTGGGCCAGACTTTGAATTTTGACTTGTATTGATATGCAGCCCAGCCGTCTTTAAATCCAGACTGCCTGGCATATTTCAGCAGATTTGAGTACCAGATCGATTTCTCTTCCTGGCTGAATGCTTTTTTCTTGCCGGTCATGCGAACCAGCAGTTCGTTGGTGCTTTCCAGTGCTTTGGTGATGTGAATCTCATGGCCGCAACTGCTGCATTTCAGCCCCTGCATAATTTGGCCGCAGCTTTCACAGTCATTCACCGCCGATTCTTCTGGGGCATCCTTCTTGACCTGCTTGCGCTCGGAGAATTTGTTTTCTCTGGTATCCAGGGAGTCTGGAACAAGCAATTCGCTCATTCCGTGCCTTTTGACGTTCCCGGCGTGATCCAGGTAGATCGCATATTCTTTGCCCGGTGCGGATCTGATCACCCTACCCGCAGCCTGCTGGTACATAATCGTCGATTTTGACGGCCTGGCGTCGATCAAGCAGCTGGTGTTCGGACTATCGTACCCAACCCCCAGAAGTTTGGAACAGCTAAGTATCTTGAATTCGCCGGATTCGTGGCCCTGGTAGATCTCCCTGCGCGTACCTTCATCGTCATATCCATCAATGTGCCTGGCTTCGATGCCGTGCCGCTTGAATTCATCCACCAGAAACTTGCTCTGCTTGATAGACGGGCAGAATGCGATTGTCTGGCGATTCTCGCCGTGTTCCAGCCAGTTCCGAACGATATCACCCACCAAGCCCGTATCGGCGTCTGTGGCGGCTTCCAGGGCGCCTGGATCGTAATCTGAGCCGCCAGTAGCAAGAGCCCTTGTTTTTAGCTTAGAAACGTCCACAGAGCGCCCACCAAAGTAATGGATCGGCGTCAGAAATCCCAGTTCGATCAGTTTCTCGGTCGTGATTGGTGTGATCAGATCCTGCCAGATCAGCCCGAGTCCCCGGCTATATGGCGTTGCCGACAATCCGATATATTTGGCAACATTGTATCGATCCATGATTTTGGTCATTGATTTGTATGCCGTATGGCATTCGTCAACGATGCAGAGATCATATCCTGGGATATGTTTGCGCCGGGCAAGTGTCTGAACGCTGGCGATCTGGCATGGCTTGCTGTAATCGGTCAGCGGATGATCAGCCTGGATCACCCCGTAATCGATCCCAAACTTGTCAAAAGCGGCCAGAGTCTGATCGACCAGTTTCACCCTGTCAGCTGCAAACAGCACTTTCTTGCCGCGACTGAGCGCCTCTTTTGCCATCCAAGCGCTGACAATCGTTTTCCCGAATCCGCATGGCGCGGCCAGCAAAACCCTCTCATTCCCAGATTTGAACGACATCCGAATTTGATCGATTGCCGCCTGTTGATGCTCGTATAAATTGATCATTCGCTACCCCCAAACACAATTCACCCATTTTCCCCTGCAAAAGCCCAGACAGCGCCGTCTGCGATTGGCCCTTGCACCCGCCGGAGCGGACGGCTTTCGCCGTGGTACTCATTACTCAGCCCACCCTCGCGGTGAGTCTGCCCTGCGTACTAGGAATGCACTCGCATCCCGTTCCTTCGCTGCCTCGCCAGGCTTTGTCCCTTTCGGGTTTGCAGTTCCCTGTTGTCATGGGCGCGACAGAGCAGGATTAGTGCTGGCTCGGTTACACGTTTCCGCAGCTGTAGTTAAAGGCATCAGCTTGCCATGATTTCGGAGTTTCGGTCGAAATTTATCCCACCGGACGATGGTGACCGCAAGATGTAGTGTTGACCTAGCAGGAGAGACACAAGATAATACGCACATCGGCGTATCGATCTGTTTCGTCTCTCTCCCAGGTCGGTACATCCGGCGCAGTCAACGCCACCGACAGACTGATAATCTACCAGATTGATCAGTCATTAAAAAGCCCTAGAATGCTACCTCTGGGGCTTTTTTTTGTGTACTGTTTTCGTAATTATCGGCTGGTTTTTGATTTTCCCGCCGGATTCCAAATATTCCTTGATCTGGCGCTCAAGATCCTCGCGCAGCTTGTCTTTCTGCTCCTGGCTCTGGTTTGGAACAACTGGATCATTGATTCCCATAGCGTTTGCGCCGTTTTTTGCAGATTTTTATAATTCTCTGCAAATCGTGATAAGTGTAATTCTTTGTCGAATAGTCGGCTTCCAAACTGTCAACTTTATCTACTCCAATCCTGGTAAGCAATCTTCGCCGATACTCTGAATAATTGCCGCCCAGATATCGATTGCATTTTTTACACTGGCCGTGCGCATTCCAAGCGTGAAATCTCAAATGTGGAGCAGAACCAACGCTGCGAAAGTGACCACAATCGTAGTCCCCGCCAATAGAGCGTTCAGACAAAGATCTGTGACAGGATATGCAGGGCTTTCCGGCGTCTCTGGCCCGAATGTACGCATTGAATTCCTTTTGCGCTTCCTTGCACCAATCTCGCCAGGTTTTCTGTTTTTTGAGTATCTCACTTTTCTGCTGCCTCCAACCCTTCTCTGCAATCTTTTTGCCCTTGTCGCTTCTGGCATATTCAATCAAATGCTCCATCGAGCAAAACGCCCGCAGTTGGCCGATTACAGCATTCTCGGCTGGCACTTTCTTGCGACAGAGTGAGCAGCGTCTAGTGCGCATCACCCTTGTGTGCAAGAAAAGTCACCAGATCATCCATCGGGTTTAGATCTGCAATCTTCATCACCCTACAATCAGCCCGGTTCAGCTTGCCAGTGATCTCGTTGATAGTTCCTTCCTCTTCGCGCCAACTCTTGTCGCCGAACCAAAATTCATGCTTGCTGATCCAGCCATATAGATGAACTTCTGCGTCACCGGCGCCAGAAAAAACATAAAGATCAGATCGCTGAAAATGCTGATATTCTGGTATCCGACAAATCCAATGCGGTTGCGGCTGATACTTTGAATAAGAAGTTTTCACATCAAGAAAAATGCCGTTCGATTCAAAGTCAAAATCCATGCTCTTATTCGCTAGATATTCAAAGTCGATTTCGTTATCGATTAAATACCGCCCAAAGCATAGCTCGCCCATCAAGCCCACAACCTGAGACTGGCGATCCTTTTTGATGGTTTTGAGATTCAGCGCCTCTTCGACAATTGCGTCTTTGCTGAACTCGCGCCACGTTTGTCTGATTTTGTAATTAATCATTGATCGATGGCCATTCTGGTACACGAATTCCATGTTTTTCGGAAAAATGTCGGCTAAGTACAGCATAAATATCATTATAATCTTTTCGCTGCGCCTCTGCCGTTGATTCCTTTCCGATCACAATCTGCTGGATTGGCTTCCAAAGATGTTCCTTCGCGGAAATCATTGTCCAGGGAATCTCTGTTTCTGCTTTCAGCGTCTTTTTCATATCCAGCCCGGCATCATTCAACATCTTGGCCAGCTGCGAAAGCCACAAATGCAGCGAATTGTTCTGCTTCTTAGTGCGCTGCTGCCCGGTCTCCCAGCTGAAACTCACATATCCATGCTTTTCAAAAAGTTCATCGACATGCTTTAAGAAGTTTTCTTTTGTGTGCTTGCTGTTCACTTTCCACGTTTGCCCTTCCATGCTATGCGGCTTCTCTTAAAATATTTACAATTTGAACGCGCAACCAGCAAGCCCGACCAACATTCTCGGGCCTTTTCTCCAGCTTCTGATCAACCCAATTTTTCCATTGAATTCCATCTTTTTCAGCTTGCTCATCAATTACTTCCCAGAAAACTTCCTCTAGTTTGATTGAGCTTCCTCTGTTTATTGCGTAGAAACGTGTTTTATAAGCCATTGCTTTTTTCCTCTATGTAATCAGCGAAATCAAAACCCCGATCTTCTGGGACATGTACCTGGCAGAATAGTTTTTGTTTTGCGAGCCGCTTTGCCAAGTTGTAAGCAGCCGCCTGGCCCGTGAAGCTGGAGTCGTTGTCAGCGTAGATGTGCAGATGCTTCACTTCTGCTGGAGCATTGAACTTCTCCATTAGTCCGGCAGTACCAGACGCCCAGCAAGGCATGTTAAACATCTTCATAACAGCCAGGGCAGTCTCGACGCCTTCAGCAATTGCCATCTCTGGATAGACTTCGGTCAGCTTGATTGCGCTGCCAGCCAGTTCTCCGCACTTCGGGAATATCTTTTTCGGAGCCAGAACATTGGCTTTCTTGCCGTCTGGCGTCAGATACGTTGCATGGATGGTGACGGCTTTGTCGCCCTGGTAGAACTTTGTCAGCATTGCTGGATATTTGCCCAGCTCACCGCCGTCCTGGTAATACGAAAGCGCGGGATGGAAAAAGATATGGTTCGACATTGGCAAGCCGCGATTGCGCAGATAAAGCCGCACAGCGCTGATTTCCGCAGCCACATCGCAACCCTGCATGATTCGATTCAATCTTTGCCGATTGCGCTCCATATCATCAACTGGCTTTGATTGGCTTTTAGCTATCCCGCCAACCATGTTGAAGATCTTCTTCGCCACTGCGCTCGCACTTTCGCCAGTCAGCCTCTGGGCCAGAAGCCATCCATCACCAGCGCCGCAGCTGTTGCAGTAGTAAGTGCCATCGCCGTTTTTATCGTCCCAGCGATAACGATCCTTGCCGCCGCACATCGGGCAGGGGCCATGCTGGTTTTTCAGGAATTGTTCTTCGACGCCCAGAGTTCTGAGTATGCCAGCCCACCGACCTCGGGCTTTGTCCATGACATCACTCATTGTAATCCCACTGCGCGTTTTTGATATCTGAGTATTTATGAATAAATGCCCCGATATCCAATTTCCAAACGGCAGCGATTTTTATCGCAATCGACAACTTCACATCTTTGGCACGAATCCATCTGGCAACTGATTGTGGTCGGACGCCCAGTTCCCTTGCGATGTCAGCCTGGCGCACAAACGTGCGCTCCTGCGCATTGCGAACGCATTGGCCAAAATCTATAATGTCGGTGTTCATAGTTGTTTGTCCTCTCATATCCATGTGAGATTTCGGCCCGCCGTAAAAAGCGGGCCTTTTTTTTGTTAATTAAAATGGAATATCACCAAATCCTTCACGATCATCAGCTTTTTTGGTTGTTTTTGCAACCGATTCTGTTGATCCCCTGGAATCGAGCATCTGCATTTCATTGGCGACGATTTCGGTCGTATATTTCTTGACGCCATCCTGCTCCCACGACCGGGTTTGCAGCTTGCCCTCGACATACAGTTTCGTGCCTTTCTTGACGTACATTCCGACAATCTCGGCCAGCTTCCCAAAGAAAACGACACGATGCCATTCGGTTTTTTCCTGCTTCTCTCCAGTGTTTTTATCCTTCCAGCTTTCACTGGTCGCAACGCTAACATTCGCCACCGGCTTGTCGGTTCCCCGCATTTCGGGATCTTGACCAACATTGCCCACCAAAATCACTTTATTTACTCCAGCCATTATTTGTCCTTCCTTTTGTATTTTTCGGTTAATTCTTCAACTTCTTCCAACATCTCAGCAACATATTGAGCCAGGGACGATATGAATTTTTCATCCCGATAGACGCGAACTTTCAATGGCTCGAAATCCTTGTGATACGAAAAGAAATCGCACCATTCGCGTTCAGTCACCCACAGCTGGCCCATCACTTGCTGCTTATAGATTCCAGGGAGAACTCCATCGCGCAAATATCCGATGTGAATATCAGCTTCATACGGGCATTTGATCTCCAAAAGCCCATCATCGCCGATCAATCCGTCTGGGCTTGCGCCCGCATCAAGATCGTCGTGCAAGCATAAGCCAATCTCAAAAACCTCTGTGTCATACAGAAATTCGTAATACTTCCTCGCAATTGGCTCATTCTCTTTGCCGTGCCGAGTCGCCGGAGTATCTGGTGTGAACTTCCAGCGACCAGTGCCACGCTCGCCGACCAGTTGATTGATGTACTTCTCAATCGCTTTGGCTTTCTGGCCCGTTTTTTCGGTGATGATCCGGCTGAAACTGCTGGCGGTCGGAATCCCGCACCGCGCAGCAAACCAGCCCGGAGAGCCCTGTTCATGCTCACTCACTCTCATTTTTTGTTTCCTTTATTTGCTCTTGCGTTTCTTCTTTTACTTTTCTTTGCAGTTTTTCGCACATGGCACTGTAGGCATAATCGAAATCTTTGTATTTCAAATCTGCCAATTCTTCAATTCCAAGCCATTCGCAAAATTTGCCTATATCAGCGCCAGCCAATTCAGCATGGCCCATCAGATCATCATATTGATGCTTTGTTATATATCCCGCATTTGCATCCGATTCTGGATCGACTTCATCGCTTTGCGGCAAATCCTCGCCCGCATAGATGTAATGCCCCAGACCAAACAGCGCAAAGCACTTGGTCAAGCAGCGCATTCTTGTCGTATTGATCTGGAAAGCATTTGGATTGGCGACCGGCTTGTTTCTGTTGTCCATGACCGGAAGCCACATTTTGCGAGTCATATCGCCAATTGTGACGATCACATTCACCAGAATCGTGCCATCCTGCTGAACTTCATCATCAGCAATATAGAACTGCATTTCTGGATAATTATCCATCATGATGCCGTATGCCCAAGCCCAAGACAGATACGTCAAGTTGCCTTTCTTTTCGATATGCTTGGAGCAGTCAATCTTAGATAAAGTATCCCAGATAAATGCGGGAGTTATAGAGACGTCTGATTCAAGCGCTTCCTGCTGCGCTTTTTCAAACAAGTCCTGGCGTTTTTGCTGAAGCTGAACAACTTCTTCCAATTGATCTGGATTCATTATTTGCTACCTTTTTGAACGCGGCAAAATTACCGCAGCACAGAGAATACCCCGTTCAGTTCATAAAAGCCAACAAAAAATGGTATTAATATGACCAGATGTGCGGTCGTGGAGCGCCGAATTCAAAGTCTCCGGCTATATCAAGATGGATGAATCGGCCGCTGCCCCGCTGGTTGACGCCGATCCCGGTGAATACGCCCATGTTCTGAGCGTTTCTAAGCACCGCCAGGGCTTTATCTCCGCTGACTGATATGTCGGCAGCGACCCCGCCAGAATGCGTCCCTGGAGCCTTCTTGCGGCGTTCTACGGGATGCAGCTGGCAGCGGTAGCCGGAAGTGATGATAAACGGGAATCCGCAGATGTAGCGCAGGGCTTCCAGTGCTTCAAGAAAGGTTTCAGACATTTCACTGCCGTCTGAGTCGCATTCCCCGCACTGGCAAGCGAATTCCCGCAGATTGAAGTATTTCATTCAGGCTTGTTGATGAACTTGGAAACAGCGCCCTCGATCTGCTCATCAATGAAGCCATCAACAGCTTCTATTGCTTCGTCAGCGATCTCAGCGTATTTCGCAGCCATGAGAATGGCAGTTTTGACAGCCTCGAACTTCTCTTTTCCATGACCGCCCTCTGGCAGCTGCTCTTCAGCGTTCAGAACCAGAGTTTTCAGTGAAGTGACGATAAAAACGACGAATCGACCGATTTCAAATGCGAGTTTAAGTTTTCCCACGTTGTTTGCTCCTCTTTGCTTTGGCTTTACGGGCTACCGACAGAGCGATTGCTGTCGCTTGTTTCCGCGACTTTCCTGCTCTGATTTCGCGCCGGATGTTTTCAGAAATAGACTTCTCACTATATCCCTGAATCAATGGCATTATTCACGCCCCCAGGGATTTTTCAATACTACTGCTTCGACAAATATTGAGACTTCGTTCGATCCGCTGCTTGATTGAACATCGAATTCAAAATCTGTGCATTCGCTGATTCGGAATGGAACCTGGCGATTATAACTGCTTTGAGTTGTGGCAGATGTTGCTCTGGCCGTATTTATCAGCAAACCCTCTTTTGAAATAGTTTTGTTTCTGAGCGTCAAATATTTGTTTTGGTTCGCTGTCGCAGAATTCAGATCAATTCGGAATATATACAAAGAATGATCA